CCGGCCGTGCTCGACCGCCTGGTCGATGGCGTCGCTCTTGGAGATCCCCGAGTCGATCGCGGCCCGCATGACCCGCCGACAGGCTTCTTTGACTGAGTCCGGGAACTCTCCGATCTCGACGACCCGCGGATCGAGAGAAGGGGCGGCCGGTGGCGGGGGGGAATCCGCCACCGGCTCGCCATCGGGTTGCCAGCGTGGAGACTGGCCACCTCGATCATCGGTGTCGTGGCGGAGCTCGTCGGGGTCGTAGTTGCCGACGGCCCCGGCCCACCCGATCGACTTGAGTGCCGCCGTAATGCAGCGGCTGCGGATCATGGCCTTAGGGAACTTGCCGTGCATCCCGCCGGTCAGGCCTGCCTTGCGTGAATCGTTGACCGTCCAAGTCTCGGTGTGCGTGTCGCCGTTGGGGTGCGTCAGGTGAAGGACGGCCCGGGCCTCGTCGAGGGCCTCGAAGACCGCACGCCCCCCGGCTTCCTTGAAGCGGGCCAACTGGCTGTCAGCCTTCTCGGTGACGTTCCCCTTGATGATCTGGAGCGAGCGGATGGCCCGCATCGGCGGGATGCCCATCTCCCTGCCGGCTAAGACGATGGCTGCGAACTGCTCGCCGGTGCGGATGTGGTCCGGCAGGAAACCCGTCTTGACCATCCGAGACCCCGCGTCGATCAGCTCAAAGAAGCCGAGGATCTCTCCGCCTGCCCTCACCGCGATTGCCCGCCCACCGTCATCGGCCGTGATCATGTCCGTGGTCATACTGCTCCCCCTTTTCGTTCTCGCCCCTTGCGCGGCGGGATGATCGAACTGCTCGATCTTTTGCTCCCGCGCGCCGCTGCCATCTGCTGCTGCTCGGTCCACCCAGACCGGATCTCCTTGAGGGCTCGGAGGAGCTTTCTGGAGATCGTGATCATGCTGGCCCCCTGTTGCCCCCCGCCGGCGGTTCCACCACCGGCGGCTACCGTCCCTGCCATCCCGCTCCGCGGGCTCCCTGCCAGGGCGTCGTGCCGCGGCCCATCCTGTTGTGCTGGTGCGACCCGCCGGATCTGATCCCGGCGGGTCGCGTGATCCGCTCTGGAGATGCGGATCACTCCAGTTCCGTTGGGTCGACCACCAGGAGATCGAGCGGGATGCCCTCGGTCACCGGCTCCCGGTGAGCCCCGTAGGTCTCGACCATTCCCTCGATGGCCCCGGCCGCTTCCCGGTCGCCCGGCTGTTCGTCGTGCATGGTCTTTCCCCCTGTTTGTGCCGTTCAATGTCACGACCTCGTAACAACGGGGGCAGGGTAAAAAACCGGCTTGCAGTCTGTCAAGGGGGACTTGTTCGGATTCCGAAACAAGTGGCGTTTAGCCCGAGAAATGGGCATCAGAAGGGCATCAGCCCCGAGCGAATCCCTTGCGGGGGCGGCCGGTGGCGGCTGGCTTTTTCACGATCTTGTCGACGTCGACATCGCGGAACGCGGACAGGTTGCCGAACTTGAGGCGGGAGAGTGTCTTCCTCCGCACCAGTTGACGCACTCCGGCCGTGCTCATTCCGAGGCGTTTGGCTGCCTCCTCGACGGTGATCCAGTTCCCGACAGGTGCGGGCAGTCCCATGGTCTTCATTCCTCCAGCATTGCCAGAGGATCGACCGTGGGCAACACGGTCGACCCGACAATTCACCCGCGCCCCGACCCTGGGTAGGGTTGAAGGCGGGAACACTTCCAACGGAGAGGGCTCCGGTGGAAGTAGCTGGGTTGGAAGTTGGACTGTCTCAATTATCGTCGGCATGGATGCTCCCACTCTATGGAATCCTCGCCATGTCGCTCCGTCAAATGCTCGTCGACAAATACGGTCCCGTGAAGGGCATCTGCCCCAGAACCGTCGAGATCTACAGCCACTCCATCGATCGTTTTTCCGAGTATCTCGGGCGGCCCGCGAAGATCTCCGACCTTGAGGAGGACACCATCGCGGCGTTCCTCGTGTGGCGCGGGCGGACGATCCACTCCGCTCGTCGGGGACTGCCGTCGGCGGGGACGGTCAGAAAAGATCGGACACAGCTGCTTGCCCTCGCGCTCTACGCCTTCCGAAAGCGGCTCATCCCGGAGTTCCCCATCGTCCGGCAGGTGCGGGGAGAGAAGAAATTGCCCCGCGGCTTCACTGCTGCCGAGGTGGCCCGGCTGATCGTCGCGGCACGGCTGCGGCAGCGGACGATAGCGGGGCTGCCGGCGGGTTGGTGGTGGTCGACGCTGATCTACGCTGCCTGGTGCTCCGGGGCCCGCATCGGCGAACTGATGGCCCTCCGGTGGCACAACGTCCAGGGGACGGAGATCGTCTTCCTCGCCGGCACGAGGAAGGGCCACACCAGGGACATCGCGAGACGGATCACGCCCGACCTGTCGGCCGAGCTTGAGCTTTACCGGCGGTGCCCTGGCGATCTGGTCTGGCCGTGGCCCGGGAAGCCCGCGTCGATCTACGCCTCGATGGCGATCCTGTGCGCGAAAGCCGAGGTGCCGCAGCGGCGGTTCCACGCGATCCGCAAGGCCAGCGCGAGCTACGTTCAGGCGGGGGGTGGCGATGCCGTGTCGCACCTCGACCACAGTGACGCGAACATCACCCGCAACCACTACCTCGACGAGCGCGTGGTGGGGAAAACCGAGGGGGTAGACTTCCTCCCGGCGCTCGATCTCGGGGGGGATGCCCAGTTTGTGCCGGAGTGATCCGCTGCGGAAATGCCCTGTTTCTCGGGGGAAATCGACCGGCAGAATTATTTTTGGTGGAGGACTGGACAGGGTCTAGACGATCGTCTAGAGTAGACCCAGACGAGAACGACACCACCAAGGAAACGAACGATGATCGACCACAGCAAGCCCTGGACCGCGTATTGCACCTCGCCCAATTTTGCAAAGGTTTTCGGCCAGCGAATCCTCTCCAAAGATGGCAGCGTGATCGTGGTCGTCAGCGTCACGAAGCCTAAGTACGTCGAGGATGAAATGCGATGGAGGTACACCTACATGACGCGGGCGGCAACCCAGGCTGAAACGGACGAATCGATCGTGGCCGTCGCCGAGGCCGCCGCCGCAAAAGAGGCCGCGACCAGAGCCGCGCTTCGGGCCGATGACGAGCGACACGCCTGACCCTGACCCTGACCCGCCCCACCCGCCCGGCGCTTCGCCGGGCGGGTCACCACCCCAAGGAAAAGACGATGGCACAACGACGAGACAGGATGCTTCGCGGTTCTTCGCGCGAGCACGACAACCTGATGATCATGACTTGCTTCCGCGGCAACACTCCGTGCGTGACTGCCGCCACGGACTCGATGGCCGACGTGGCCCCCGGAGAAGACGAGGTGCCGACATGGGTTTACCTGCCGCTTGAAACGGTCGTCAGAGAAATCGTTTCCCAGCACGACAACCGCACGATTTCGGAGCTTCGTAAGATCGTCAACGACGCTGTTCGGAAAGGGTTTTCGGCTGGCGTTGCGGATCGTCGAAGGAGCAAAAGGGCATGACTCGCATCAACACCACCGACTACGTCCGGCCGACGACCGCGGCCCGGATCCTGGGCGTCGGCAGAGCCCGCGTCGACCAGTTGCTGAACAGCGGCCAGCTGCCGAGCGTGGAGATCGACGGCGTCAGGTTTCTACCGCGCAAAGCGGTGGAGAAGAGGGCGGGGAAGAAGCCTGCCGGCTGACCGCCTCGCACTCGGCCAGGCACGCGGCGTAGCCGGCCAGATCGATCGGCGTGTCGGTTGTCTTGGCCGTGCCCATGTGCCTGGCCACCTTGTCGAGCAGCATGATGAGGGCCCAGTCGGACGGCGTCAGGGGCCTCGTCAGGATGCCGGAAAAGGCGGCGTTGATCATGCCGCAGGTCCGCCCGAAGTGTTCCAACGGCGGGCCGTACTTGCCGTGGCGGTCGATGACCGCGGCGCGGGCCTGCTCGAGGAGCTCGACGGCGGCGCAGGGGGCGGAGGTGTTGTCGCTCATGCCGTCACCTTCCCGCGCGCCGTGGCGTGGGCAAGCCCCGCCCGGAGATCGGCATCGCACCAGATCGGGACCGCCCGGGAGACCTCCCGCCGGCCGTGGTCGACGATCACCAGCGATTGGCACGGGGCCTCGAACTCCGCCTTGATCCGCAGGGCGAAAGCCGACATCCCGATCAGGCTGCCGTTGCTGACGTACTTCCCACGGAGCCACCCCCACTGGTGCCAGTGCCCGAATACGTCCAGGTGTGCGGGCCTCGATCGGTTCCACGCGCTGATCGCCTTGTTCACCGGCACGGCGATCCCGCCGATCCCGCCCTGGTATCGGATCTCGTGTCCGTGGTGGTAGCGGACGACGAACCCGTCGAGATCGAGGTAGCCAAGATAGCCGGCCGCTATCTCCCAGCGGACGTTGGGCCGCGATTCCCCGCCGGCCATCATCAGGTAGGCGTTCTGCTCGAAGGAGTGGTCGTGTTCCGTTGCCTTGCGGGGCTTCCCGTGGTTGCTCCGCCCGTGGTTCCCCGGCTGGGTCACCACGATGACCTCCCTGGCCATGTCGGCCGCCATGTCGATGATTCCACGGAGCCGGGCCGCGGCCCACCTGGTGGCAGCCATGGGGGCCAGGGAGCAGGTCTCGACGAGCTCTTCGTGGATGTGCCCGGAAATGAAATCCCCGAGGGCCGCGATTACGATCCGGTCGATCTTCACCAGCTGGCGTTCATGCTCGACGAGGACGCCGATCCGCCGGGCCAACTCGGCAATCCGCAGATCGGCCACCTCGAGGTCGAAGGCATTGAGCCCCGCGGTCTGCTCCCGCGTGACGGTCTCCTCGCAGTGCCAATCGGACAGCACGACCAGGGCGGTGGCCGCGTTTGGCCGGGCTGGCTTGGCCGGCCGCGGCATGGCCTTGGCCTGGAGCCCGGCCAGCCCCGCCAGCGAGTCGGCACGATCCCGCTCGATGTCGATCTGCCGAAGGGCAGCCCCGTAGCGGGTCTTCGTGGCGGCGAGCTCGGCGCGGAGCTTGGCCAGCTCGGCGTCGGCGCGCAGCCGATCGGCCTGGTCGATGCCCTCGCGGATGTCTGCGGTCAGCTTGCGGCGTTCACCCATCTCAAGATCTCCGAGCGGGTGACGGTGATCAGGCCCCGAGCGGACAGCGCGCCATGAACACCGCGGGCGAGGGCGGTCTTTGTCCCTCCCATTTTCCCCTCGATGAAATCCGCCCGAACCTGGATCAGCTCCTGTTGAACGTCGGGCGTCAACTTCGAGAACCAGGAGGCTGGCCCCTTCGTGGCGGCGACGGCACCGCGGAGAATCTCGTCGGTCAGCGATGGGGCTTTGGGGGGCACGGCTTTTCCTCCTCGGGGGGCTTCGGCTTCTTCGACCTTCGGCCGAACTCGATCAGCTGCTCGGCCTCGGCCTCCTCGGCCCCGGTGATGTCAGGCTCGTCGAGCCCGGACCAAGTTTGTCCAGGCGGTGGGCTTGGCCTCTTGCGTGGCATGGTCGAGCTCCTGTTCCGAGGCGTGGATCGCCCTGG